ATTGTTAATTGAATTTACCATTTGCATTTTGCTAATATTACGAAATGGTTTTCCAAATAAACTAAAACATAAAGCATCAAGTATAGTTGACTTACCTGCTCCGTTTTCACCTATAATGAGTGTAGTAGGTTCTTTATCTAGTTTAATTTCTGTAAACTGATTACCTGTGGAAAGAAAGTTTTTCCACCTCACATATTTAAAATTTATCATATTTCTAAGTCTTGTGCCTCTGTATAAAGTTGTCTTTGTAGACTAGTTAATCTACCCTTATCTAAAGTTGTATCAAGTTCTTCAATGTATCTGCTGAGAAGTGTCATTGTATCTTCTGTGTTTTCAACAATATCATCTGATACAGTATTTGCATCCAAGTCAGAAAAATCTTCTATAATTTTTACTTCATGGCAATCTGTCTTTAATACTCTATCAATGAATTGATCAAATTGATATAAGTCTTTTTTGTTTACCACAACAACTTTTACATAATGGTTAGCTAATTTACTTACATCAAATTTAGTGTAATCATTTTGTGTATCATCATAGTAAACTTTTTTATGAATAGTAAAAGGATTTTCTATTCTTTCTAATTCTCTTGTTTCTGTGTCAAATACATGAAATCCTTTTTTGTCTTCACAGTCATTCCAATAAAGTTCATATGGAGCTCCCAAATAAAATATTTGACCATCATCAGACTTAGTATGAAAATGACCAGAAAAAACAGTATCAAACTTTCTGAAAACACTTTTACTAATTCCATGCTCATTTACTATTCCTTTCATCATCTGAAATCCAGCAATTTCTAGATGACCCATACAAATATCTGCAGTAGATACATCAATCATACCCTCAGAGTATATTAAGTTTTGATTATTGATCCAAGGTAAAAATAAAATTTTAGTACCATCAAACTCAACTTCCTCAGCCTCTGGATAAATTTTAATATTTTTATGTCTGTTACCTAACAATTCTTCTACACAATTTACATCGTTAGTATTTTTGTAAAACGTATCATGGTTTCCAATCATAATATGTAAATCTATATTCAAAGTGTTGAATGGTAAAATAAATCTTTCACGAAAATCTTTTGCAGTTTTGTATGAAACAAACTTACGTCTATCCATTAAGTCACCTAAATGAATACAAGTTTTTATATTATTTTGTTGGAGATATGGAAAGAATGTTCCTTCGTAAAACTGATAGAAATAATTATTAAAATTTGAGTTATCGTTTCTTGCACCAAAGTGTGTATCATTAATTATAGCAATCTTCAATCATCTAGCTCCATAAAATTTTCTAATCCACTAACCTTACCTTTAGTTTCCTTTTTCTTTGGTTTATATACTGCTTCATCAGGCACCATAACATTTACATCAAACCCACTAACTTGATATTGTGTTGTATCATGTGGATTTGTAACAAAAGGAATAAACTCTTGTTTCTCAATCATTCTATGTTTTACATGAGCTTGTTTTTTTTCTTTTTGTATTCTACGAATAAATGCATAGTAAATAATTTGTGTGAAATATGCAAATGGGTTGTTTGATTTTTCTGGATTAAAGTTATGAATATACTGTAAACAATTTTCAATACCATCTGATATCATTTCTTGTCTATAAGTGTAGTTAATGAAATTGGGCCTATATGATAACCCATTTGCAATCTTGAGAAAACACTCACCAATATAATTAGTAATTCTAGGAAGTTGTTCGTCAGCTTCTTCAGCCTCTTTACATTGTTCTTTCCAATCTTTCATTGCTTGGAGAAATTTTTTGTTATCTACATAATGAACACTTTTTTGTTTTTTGGCCATAATAATTCCTTTTGCATATTTCTTCTATACTACACTAATTAAATAAGAATGTCAAGAGATATTTTTAAAAATAATTATTTTTTTGCACTTGACAAGGCCCTGTGCACTGTGTATAATAGCTATTGATAGCTCTTCAGATTAATGATAAACTTTATTATCTTCATCCCAATCTTCTAGGAAATCTTCATCTAGTAAATCTTCTTCTATAACTATAGAATCTAATTCTTCGTCTGTTGGTTCTCTAATATTAGATTCTTGTATACTTTCTAAAACATATTCATAGTATCTTGACAGCCCTTCAGATGCTGGTGTCATTATGACTACAGAATTTTTTTCTATATTATAATATGGTTGGTCAGAATAAACTTGAACCCATCTAGATAAACCCAAAGATTCTACTACACCCTTATCAGTTATTTTACTGATAGTGCTCATCTTTAATGGTGATATAAGTTTAAATTTACCAGATTCTATAGATTCAACTTTTGCAATAATATCTTCACCATTTGATAACTTTATTACTTGATAGTTCATTTCTTGCTTCTCTTTAAAAGTTTGGCTTGTTTAGCGTCTAAGTATCTAGCATTAAAACTCATACTACGCCTCTCACCCTCAACATAAAAAGGAAAAACTGAGTGTTTTAACCAAGATGGAAATAGTATAAATTTACCAACCTCTGGAATAACATTCATTATATCTTTTCTAAAGCTTTGCTTTTCTCCTGTCATAAACTGTATCATACCGCTACTGGGATAATGATCTTCCATTTCTTTTTTAACAAAATCATTCATTCCCTCTGGAATTTTTAAATATATAACCGCTGATATTTGGCCACTATGTGTGTGCCAAGGGTTATACTCATTTTTATATTGACTCACTATCCAAGATTGTGTTATATTTATATTCTTTTCTGATAGTTCATATGAATGTTCATTATTTGCATATAACTGAACTTTGTGGCCATTATCAATCATTTTTTCAAAATATTTGACACAAGCTTGTTTAAGTTCACTGTTAACATAATTTTGATCAGAATCAACCAAGGGTATCTTAACTTCTTTATGAACCTTGCCAACAAGATTATCAGAAAAATCAAATTTTTTAGACTTTTCTTTATCATTTAAAACTTCATCCCCAACTCTATTTACAATATCTAAAAATCTATTTGAAACTGTTGTTTCCATAATAGTTGGACTGAAAGGTACATGCCATTCAATATTACTCATAATTTTATCCTGTCAATCTTATAATCAAATTGTTCTTCTTTGTATATATTTATTCTGTCATAAAAATGTCTAAGTGTAAAATTTCTTCTAGACTTATATGTAAGATCATCAGATATATCAAATAATTTTACACCATCTTTATCTTTACTTTGTCTTAGTCCTCTACCTATACTTTGTAATACTCTTATTCTACTTTTAGATGGACTTGCAAAAATTATATTATGTATATTACGAATATTTATACCTGTAGAAAATGTACCATAAGAAGCTATAATTATTGCATCCTTTTCTTTTTCAGTAATAGCACGAATATCTTCTCTAGTTTGAGTATCAGTTCCACCATATACAAAAAATACTTTCCTATTAAATTTTTTAATATCATTATACAATACCACACCATGTTTTTCAACTAACTGAAATAAACATAGTGTATTTCCATTTAAATTTTGACATAAATTTTTAACAAATGTATTTCTTTTTGGGTGCGATACTATGTAATTAATTTCTTCAGCATATGCATAAGTTTTAACTCTTTTAGATTCTTCTTCTGTATGTTTTAAAACTATACAATTAATCTTTAGTTGAGCTAAAGTATTATTATCCATTAATTCCTTACTTGTGATAATTTTCCTTACTTTTCCAAATAATCCTTCCAAAACTAAACGGTGTGTCTGCGTACCATCAAGTGTACCTGTTAGTCCAAATCTATACTTTACATCTCTTGACTTTACCATTATGTCTGTCAAAGATTTTGCTTTAAATAAATGAGCTTCATCACCGATTATGCAACCATATTGTGCAAAGTATGGAGTGTGAAGTTTATATATTGACTGCCATGTAGATATTACAACTGGTTTATTAGAACCCTTGTCCATACCAGCATAAACTCTATGAATATATTCATCTTTCCAACCATAATCAACAAAGTCTGAATACATTTGTTCAACTAGTGATGTTGTAGGAACAAGGATTAAGGTTTTCAATCCCATCATATGGTAGTAACGAACTAAAGTATATATTATTAATGACTTACCAGAAGCGGTAGGAGATAGTAAAAGTGATCTATTTGTGGATATCGCGTGGTGTATTGCATCCAACTGATAATCGCGTATTTCAATTTTCTTTCCTTTGGATTGTGGTCGTAGGGATGTTGCGAAATCTCTAACGCTCTGACGTATAACATTCCGCTCATTTTCTACC